CTGCATCATCGGAGGCTTCCTCTGCAGTCTTCGCAACATTAGTTGGCCATTGAGCTCCAATAACCATCCCTTGATTGACTAGATCAGGTGTATTATTAAATATAGTCATCCCATCATTACAGATCCTAAACTGCTGTATATCCCTAGTCCCGGTTGACGTGGGTGCTGATACATTATTAAGTCCAGACCACTGAACTACACAGTAATAGGTGGAATCAGTTATGATTTCCCTCCAATTCGGATAAACTGGTGGGTCTTCAGTCTCATTCCAGTCGGATATTAAGGCACTCCTATCATCGTCACCCATTTCAGCATTTAATAAATTAGCTACTAAAATTATAGGTGTTCGAAATAATGGTAAGTGTATCACTGTTAGTGTCCACATAGCACCATCTAACGAAATGGTTCCTCCAAAAGTTGGAATCCGTACGATTAAAGCTTCTCGCAACTCCAAGATTGTACTATTGGGTAAAGCACCGTCAGGAACTTTAGAATTCTCTGAAAACGTATGCATCTCCCCACATGGATTACAATGTCGATGTACAAACTCAATAGCCCTCTCAGGTAACGGCGACATTCTCTGCGCTATTCCTGATCCAGCCATCATCTTTCTCGTCCCACTAGCCATGGGTCGGAACGGCAACAAATGAGTTGAATCATCCGCTGCTATCACACCGTTCTGCTGTGTATTTACAACACTGTCATCCATTATACCTCTCGGAAGAGCGCGGGCTCTAGGTCGCCTACGACGTCTTCTGGGTCTCTGTTGTTGCTGGTTCATGGCTCCCCTGGCAACCTTGGCCAACGCGCGAGTCTTTCGATTTCTTCGCGCGGAGCGTGACTCTACTCTACCGCTCATGGATTACTGCTATCAGTAATCTACCTAGTAACTGACTAGGCTTTTCCCTGCATTACGGTTGATATTCCCCATAATGCCTTAGGTCGTTGTTCCTAATTTCGAAGGTGGACAAAATAGATGGTTATGTTATGTTCCTTAGCTAGATCAATTAGCCAGGATAACACATCATTCTCATCTAAACCGTCACAACCACAACCTATCAGCCAAGGCATGATCACCTCATCATATCCAAGGCAGGTCATGGAATCAAAGACTTGTTGTACACACTCCCTTAAGTTGTACACATAGTCCTTATACTCCTTCCCGGGAATTCCACTCGCTTCTTTTGCAACCATATGGTACAAAACGCGGTGTATTCTATTTTGAGTCGCGGTATTCATCAAAATAGCCGGCACTCCTTCGGTTCCCCCTTTTACAAAATCGGGGCACATGCTTCGGTAACGCTTCTTCAGTTCTTTAGCGAAACCTTTCCCTAAACTAAAATCAGATCCAACGACGTGCGCTAAACACATATCACTGTTGTTTTGCCACAACTGGAAAATAGCTTCCTTATTGTTGGTTGACAAATACTTCCAGTTTGGTCCACTAACCTTAGGGTGTATGGTCAGGTTCCATTCTGGGTCTACCACTAGGGCGTGTGCCACCCATGGCTCACTTACCGGTACATCTTCTCCAGTTTTGACCCTCTCTTTATCAACCACTCTTCTGGTACCCTTTTTAGGTTTGGTCTTGGTACCTCCCACTCCTCCATCAACCTCTGGTGGTGTGGTGTTATGTTCCACTGTTCCGTGAACATTTGTCTCATCTCCGGTGTCAGCAGGGGATCCTTTGGCCTCCTCTTTAGGATTTCCTCCATTTTTGCGTCCACCTCGCTTTCCTCTAGAAGCCACTTTCCTGGCACTTTGTTTCGCATCAGCTGATAAATTCCTCCTGCTGCATGCTTGAGGTGTGCTATCCCCATCAGATTTCTTTCCTTCCACGCGTTTCTTAGAAAGAACCTTGCCAGTACTGGTACATCCTGATGTAGAAGGGCGCGTGCTCGCCACACGGTCTCCAGATACCTTCTCGGATTTTCGAGATTTAGGCCTGTCACTATGTTGCTTGTTGCCATTACCTTGTACGGGTCTGGACACATTACCCATCCCCTTGGTGTTAGGAACGGTTTGTGCTGGCAGAATAGGATTTGGTGAAACTTTTCTGTGTGACCTTCCACTTTCATTTCGTGTCCCATCATTCTCCACCACTCGGGCAGTAGTTCTGCACAAACGGCATACAAATCCTTCTCTACAAGCATTACATGGTCGTCTCCGTCGTCGTAGATTAGCATCCCGGTGTTCTTTAACAGCTTCCTCCGGGTTTGTAACTCCGTAAGGTGCCGTCCAGCCGTCGTAATAAACCTTAACATTCGTTTGTTCTGGTTTATACTTCCTAAGCCATCTACGCTCTCTTGTATCGCTGTTTCTAATGTACCTTGCTCGACGTTTTGCGCACACCACTGCATCACGCGCCGGAACAGGAGCACTATCACAACTACTGCAACACAATTGCCTAAGGCGGTCGTCATGTCTCCACTTGTGACCCCGCACTCGTTTGTATACACCAGTCCCCCCTCCGTCACTGCTCTGTTGTTCACTTGGCGTGACAGGAGTTGGCTGAACCACTCGTTCTGTAGCAGGCTTTTGTAGAACGGATGCATAACTAGCTCCATCAGCGGCTTGGTTACGTGCATGTCCCATCTGCTTAAGTCGAGGCTTAACGCTACTGGTCTCTCCATCAGGTCCCACATTCTTCTGAGATCCTGAGCCCGTTGGTACAAATTTCTCCCCTTTGCTATTAGAGGAAGGTGAACTCCTAGCTTTTCCAACTGCGGGTCTTTCAGATGGTAAAGCGCCTTTTCGACTGCCTTGGTGTACATCCCGATCTCTAGATTGAACCTCATGGATCTTGCTTGTATCATCCTTGGGTCCCCATCCTTCTGCTCGATCTTCAGCTTTTCGCTCTTCACAAACGCCTTTATCAGCCAATCTCGCTTGTTCAGTGGTTCCGCTAGTAGACTGTTTAGGCACTGGGTGTACTTTCTTCGCTTTTGAGCGGGGAATGTTGCAACTAATGTTGTCATGTTGTTGAACATCTTCACTCCCGGACGAAGATTCGCTGCTAATTCCGTCGACAGGGTCCCACACATCGATAGTAAATCCATTACTGGACTTTCCGTCTCTGCTACGACTCTGTTTCGACAGGCGCGATACTCGTTGTGTAGGCAAGCTTTGTGTGTGTTTACTTGCCAAAACGGCTCTGGGAGGATCAGTTTGAGTACTTGCCTCTTTCCGTCCCAATGGCATGTCTCTTGTGGAGGTGCCGATGCTGCGCTGTTCGATAACTTGATCTTGCTCTTCGCTCGCATTGGTACATACACTCCCGGGCTGCACACTGAGTGTGCTAGTGTCCACCTGAGTTGATGTCACTTCGGTAGGGATCTGCCAGTTAGGCGATGCCACCAACTCCTGTACCCTGACCGCGTATAATTCGCCAGGGACCATAGAAGATTCTGATCTGCTTCGAGGTCTTTTAAGACGTTGATTTCTTCCGGTTGAGGAGTCATTCCCTCCCGAATCGCTAACAGAACCAGAGCCTCTTCTTGGGCTGCTGTTAAAGCCAACTTCTTGTTGTCCTTGATCATTGTCATTACCGTGTTCTTCAGGTTTAACAATGTGTCCGGTGTCCTTGACGTGAACAGGCTGTACTCCCTGATTCTTGGTAATATCAGTTGGAGTGCCTCCTTTGGGACAACCACCTTCTCTTTTTCCACCTCCACTCCCATTATCCTTGGTCGACTGATAAATGGGCTCCACAAAGCATAAGCAATTCCCGCAGTTATAGCTATCCCGAGACACAACCCAATTGAAATTTTCGGGACTACTCTTCTTTCTAGCGCTGGGATCTGCAGCGCCTTCACTGCCCACAGTTTGCGCATGCTTAATGCTTTCTTTGTCCATCCGAAGAGTGACTGTTTTAACACATAGTCCGGCTTCACGCTCTCTAGATAGAGCCGATCGACTAATAGCTGCCAAGAATCTTTTATGGCCACAGGCATCTTTACCACACCCCTCATATCCTCTGGAAGTAACTCCCTCGCGAAATTGTGCCACCTTCTTGGTAGGAAGGGCTTTAATAATGACGTCGGGGAGAAGTGCCACGTTACCACTCGCGGCGCGTGCCAATGCAGGAACCTCGTCCAGCAGTCCAAGGACTTCTGTACGCATGATTTTGCAGCAATCAGCGCGAATAGAGAAGTAACACGACAAATTTTCAACATCCTGATCACACGTGCAGAAAGGGGCTCCTGTGAGCTGCCAATTGTACTTGTTTCCAAGGTAGGCGCAGGCATTGATACCGTTGCTAAGGGCTCTGCAAACATTGATGTCTCTTTCGATGTCTCCTCTAACACCACTTCCTTTGATTGTGGGGACTGGGTCTCTGTGCTCCCTATTGGTTGGGAACTCTCCGGTTTTGGGGTCTCTAATCGGCATTTTCCATTCTTCTTTCTTGGCAAAGTCGAGCTCTTGCTGAACTTTATCATATCCTGCAGTATATTTTCCTGCGATCTTTTCAATGGCGCCGATTGCTCGCTCTTTGTACCTTCCAAACATTTTTGTTGGGGTTGACTTCTCGTCATTGGCGAACATAAAGATATCCTTGGGGAGGCGGGTGAGTCCAAGTTCAAAGAGCTCTTCTGAGGTGGTATACAGAATTCCTCTAATCCTGCAGCCCAGTCTGAGACAGGGCAACTCCCACTTTCCAGTCGTTGATTGAACTTTTGCTCCAGATCTAGTGCGCGCTTGGATAGGTAGTTCCGCTTGACTTTCCTTCCTAGCATCTCTTTGCCTTCGGTCCTGCGACTTTGGGACCGGCTTCGGGGAGACCTCTACCTTCTCAACCCTAGTTGGTTTCGGTATCGCACCTTGCTTATGATACCTCGCTAACAGCTGTTGCGGCGTTTCCTTTACCTTAGCCATCTCAGAAACCTGTTCGTCCTGTGTGGCGGCCTTTGCACCTGCAACCAAACCCAGTGCTTTTCCTGCTGTCTTTAGCTTATTTGCCTTAGACGCATGCTTGAATGCACTCTTCGATGCTGCAACTTGTACCTTCGTCGCGCATCGGGCAACTTCCTCATGGATAACCGTCCTTGTGGTATGACTAGCCGTTATTCCAAGGGATTTGACCTTCTCGAGCAAGGGTAACTCCCGTACTCGCTTGATGCTTGTACGAATCGCAGGCGTACCAGCGCTTCGTAGAGCCTGGCCTCCAGCCTTACTGAAGGCTAAAGCAGAATCCTTCATGATTTTGCTCCAGGGCAGGATGTCACCAATTGGCTTCATCCTTAG